TTTTTTAAGTTTAGTTTTTTAGTTTTAATAAATAATTAAAATTCAGACGCATGTCTGATCGGCTGTCGGACTATTCAATGAAGAAGTCGCTGTTATAAAAGCGTTCTACATTTTGAGTGTTTACATAGTCGAGAGTCAGAAGTCGAGCTTGAACTTCGGCTTGAGTTGGGAATCTTGTGAGATCGATGTCTTCAGAAATACTGAGATTCGGGTCTTCGAAGATAATGTTGAATCCAGCTGGGTCAGGTGAGTAACCTTGACTAGCTAAGAAATCAAAGATGTCTTTGCACACATCGCGGATGCTTTGGTAAAAACCGCAGCTTGCGTAGTAAATGCCAATAGCCATTGCCATCGTTTTAGGATGAGAAGGGTTAGCACTTTTCGTGTGATACAACTGAGCTAACAGTTGGTTTGGGTCTCTATATGGAAGGCCATGTACATTAGTGTACGATAGTACTTCGCATTTGTTGACAGAATTAGACATTTTAGATTTTTCTACATTAATTATCGAATTGAATCGAGATTTAGCAGAATCGGCCATAGCTACAAGAAAAGCAGCGTGTTGTTCAGGCGGAATAATGACTAACAGTCGTGAAAGAGAGTCGTCGCCCATAAGTTTCATGAACATATCGTTAGACACGGGGATGCCGAGATCTAGGAGAGTCGTGATTATCATAATGCCATTATAGAAGGAATCGAGAAGTTGAGTTTCATATAATCCGGAGGGTATACCAGCGAATTGTCGAGTCCATAATGAGCCGTCGGGTAGGCGGACAGGCATATGTTTCATAGCGTAAACGTACCAGTCGAAGAGTCGTTGAAGACGTTCGGGTTGATTGCGTTCTTGCCAGAAAGGGTAAGAGGGAGTGGAAATAGTGGGAACATAACCATAGTCGAAAGTGAGATAAGAACGTATAATTGCATAGATGTCGTCAGTTACAGTAAAGTAAGCATATTTGTCGAATCGTTTCCAGTCAATCATTAAGATTGAAGAGTGCATATAGTTGTGATGGAGCTCAGCATTTAAGCGGAACCAGCCACCATTCATAGTTTCGTAACCCCAGAGGAGAGGTGTGAATGATTTGTTTCGTTTGTAAAAAGCAGCAAGTGCCCATGTGAAGATGATAGATGCATAAACGTGTATTTTGGGAACGCCAAAAATTGTACGCATTTTGTTTTCGTCTTCTGTTTTAGAGAGAGCAGGCTTGACGTGCATGTTCATATAATATAGGAACTTGTCGTGATGATATTCACCTTCTTTTATGTGATGGTGCCATCGTCGGACGTGTTCAAATACAATAGGTTTTAAGTTATGCATGTTGAGCTTTTCGTTAGGAATTTCTTCGTTAAGGTATCGTTCGTGAACATAATCAGCGTATTTGCCTTTTTCAGTGAAGGGAGGCTCAGCGCTAGGCTTAAGTTTAACGGGATAGTGATCGCGTATGTCATTAATGTGGATAGGTTTCATAAGATGAGGAGGCCTAAATTTTTCAGAAATGATAGAGAGAGCAGTCATGTAGTTGGTATCTTTTATGATATCATGGTTAGGAACGTCGCCAGAGAGAAAGTCGCGATAAATTGCGGTTTCGTCGTTTGAGGGTCGTTTGTATCCATGTATGATAGTTTCATAATCATAGGAGTATACATATTTTCGGAGAGCGTGTTCTACAACTTTTTGATGATCAAGAGTGGTCTTGACGTTGATTGAACGGAGCGGTCGAGGGTCTACTTTTCCAATAAATTTGTAATTTTTGGAAGGCTGTTCGAGTGCGAGTCGGTTGAAGAGAGAAATTGTTGTTTCCATTGTGTTGGAGGTTTGGATAAAATGATCTGTTTACAGCTTGTTTGAATCAAGGA